CGCAGATGGAAGGACAGATTTCTCTGTATCGGATCCAGACCGGGATTATATTGGAATGTATGTAGATTCGAAGCTTGCTGGCAGCACAGATCCAACGGATTACGCATGGAGCAAGATCAAGGGAGCGGACGGCACCCAGGGGATTCCAGGGAAAGCGGGAGCAGATGGGAAAACGCCATATCTTCACATTGCCTATGCAAACAGTGCGGATGGAAAGACCGGATTTTCCATAACAGACAGTGCCAATAAACTTTACATCGGGCAGTATACAGATTATACATCAGCCGATAGTACGAACCCAGCCAAGTATTCCTGGTCCAGGATCAAGGGAGAAGACGGGAAAGACGGGGCAGACGGTGTAGGGATTGAAGCAGTGGAAGAGTATTATGCGGTGTCCACCTCAAACACCACGGCTCCTTCTACATGGAGTAAGTCCGTGCCGACCATGACGACGACCAATAAATATCTTTGGAACTATGAGAAAATCATTTATTCTGATGAGACGTTCCGGGAGAGTGAGAAACGGGTGATTGGTGTTTATGGAAATACTGGAAGTACAGGAGCCCAGGGGAACGGGATTTCCAGTATTACCAATTACTATCTGGCCAGTACGGCTGCCAGCGGTGTAACAACGGCAACGTCTGGATGGACTACTACCATGCAGACTACAACGACATCGAAAAAGTATTTGTGGAACTATGAAAAAATCACCTACACGAATGGGACATCCGTCAATACAACCCCAGTGATCATCGGAACTCATGGGGCTACCGGTCCAACAGGTGCGACAGGAGCAGATGGAAAGGATGGCCGTGGCGTGAAATCCTCAGCAGTAACCTATCAGGCATCCTCCAGCGGAACATCAGTACCGACAGGGACATGGAGCTCTTCGGTGCCAAGTGTCAGTGCAGGGCAATACCTCTGGACCAGAACCGTGATTACTTACACGGACGGCACTACCACGATCTTGTATTCTGTAGGGCGAATGGGAAGCAATGGATCGGCCGGGGCAGCGGGCAAAGGGGTCTCATCCATTACAGAGTATTATCTGGCATCTGCAAGCTCTTCTGGCGTGACGATCTCTACATCCGGCTGGACGACAAAGATTCAGACAATCACCACAAGTAAGAAATACCTGTG